TACAAGAATGTTAATACATGATCCAGTTGGTGATTTTATAGGACTTGGTGATTCATTTGAATATTTTAACTTAAAGAAACTAATTGATAACTTAACAGTTTTTGATAGTTATAAGTATAAAGTTACTAAACAACTGTTTGAATATATAATGTCTTCAGATTATAGATATGACAAAGAACTAAATTATAATCAAATGACAGCAAATGTTCATGATGAAGTAAAGGCTAAAGCAGTACATAAACAGACTGAAACTATTCATACTGAAGACCAAATGAAGTTACATATTAATAAACAGCATAGTGATAATATACATATTAATGATAAAGTACTAATGATTAAAAGGAACTATCTGTTTGACAATAATGTAGAATTTGATAGATCTCCAATTCCAACAATTATGGATATAACTTACAGTGGTGGTATACATTATAATGAATCACCAATAAATGAACTTGGTAGGAATCAATTGGCAGTTATAAACAGTAGTGAAGATATATATGATAATCAACACAACTACAATAAATAGAATGGAGGTATACAATGCTTTCAAAACAAACTAAAAAACTTACTGTAATAGAAGGTCTACCGAGAGCAGATAAATTCATGAAAGGATATGTGCACATTTTAGCATACAACAGAAATGGAGAAGTAGTACATAAATCTAATAGTAACCTAATTGTTTATTCTGGGCGTGAATGGCTATTAACATCTTTACTAAAGAAAGATAACCCACTGATAGAAGAGACAACCGGACATTGTAACTGGGGTATTTACTACATTAGTTTAGGTAATTGTAGTCCAACGGATCCGCAAAATCCACAACCATCATCTTCAACTGATGTAAATTTAGTAAACGAATACCAGTTTTACACAAGCGGTAACTATGCTGATGACAACAAGAAAAAACCAATAGATGGTGTATCGTACCATCAAGATAATACTAATGATAATAGATACCTTATAGCTGAATTATCACTAAGTGTTGAATTTAATGAAATTAGTCAAGGTAATACTGTTGCTATCAATGAAGCCGGATTATGGATTTCTGATAGTCCTGATCCAACAGAAGCGAGATATTTTAAACTATTTGCTAGAACAACATTTCCAACTATAAACAAAGATGATAATTTATCTCTACAACTTTTATGGTATCTATATAGTTAATTGGACTATGAACAAACATTAAGATTAATAATTGCAGGAGGGAACTAATGAATGCTATAGCTCCAGGTGTATATACTAAAATAACAGTACTAGAAAAGTACGTGGAAGAGGTACCATCTTCTACTGGATTTATCGCAATAATTTCAGATAAAGGTCCAGATAACAAGTTAGTTTATACAACATCAAGAGAACAGTTCTTAAAACAGGCAGGAAAACCAAATACAGACAAATATGGTGTTAAATGGGCACATGGTAGTTTGGTTGCTGAAAGGTTTTTATCGGCGTCACCAAGCTTGTATTACATAAGAGTTTTACCTGATGATGCTACATTTGCTAACACATCTCTGTTTCTTGCACAAAGAAAATCTATAAATTACGGTGATACTACTTCTGAAAACTATAAAACAGATGTATTTTTTAATGAAAATAAACCATATGTTTATAAAAAGGCAACAGATGCAGATGGTAATTTAACTGGTTTTAAGATTGATTTTCCTCTGGAGGTAAAGAAATATTCTATACCAGATGTTACATCAAAAAATATTATAAACGAAAAATTTAATGATAAATCGTTAGCTAAACCTGATGATATTTATTTGGATATTACTATAGATGAAGTTAGATACATATATAAAGTCTACCAAGATAAACTTGAACTGGTTGCAATTAATGATAACGCACCAGTACTTCCTGTATTATTTACAAATTCAACTGATGTTTATCAATTAGTGTTAGAAGTTTCGGATAGTCCATGTGATGGATGTATTCCAGTTACTGGAACTAACAAATATGTTAAAATGAATACTAAAAAGCTTGGTCCGTTATCAGCAACTGATGTAATACCTAAGTTGTATGTTACCAATTTTGACAAAAATAAAATATTTGAAGTTGTGCCACAAGATGACGGAACTGGAAACATTCAGTTAGTATATAATAAAGTAACAGATATGACAGATCTTGATCTTTGGGAGAAATGTTTTGCTATTTATATGATATATGGTGAAGGTAGAGGCAGTGCTTATAACAACTTATTCTATGCAGTAAGACCAGTCATTAACAAATCAACTTTCTATTTTTCACTTTATGAAGTTAATAAAGATGGCGGATTTGATGTTATAGGTGCACCTCAGTACGAAATTTCTTTTGATACAAGTATTACTGACGAATACGGTGAAAATATCTTCGTACAGAATATTATTGATAATTACATAGATACTGTTACATTCTATATTCCAAATGATAACTTGGAAAATCTAAAGTTAACAGTTCTATCTTATATTATAAATAGTCTTAATGAACTAGATAAAGTTACAGAATATCGTTTTTCAAATGGTTACTACTCCGTAAAACAGATTATATCAGATTTGCCTGAAGATGCTAAACCAGGTTTCTATTATGCAATTTCTTCTCGCGGTACTGGAAAACTCTTTGGTTATGATGGTAAAATTATAACCCTTGACACAGATGGTAGCATAATAGAAGTAGAAGAAATACCAGCGGGTTCTATTATTATAGATGAAAACAATAAAGTATATTTCTCATTAAGCAATGGTCTTATACTTGACTTTAATCCACTTTCTTACTGTTCACTTATAGGCCAGAATAAAGATGATGATGTAACACAAAGATACTTGAACAATGGTTCGGATGGTAAACTGTTTGATCCAAAAACTAATACAGTAGATGAAAAAACAGCAACAACTTTGCTTGCAAGAGCTTATTCTGGATTAATTGATAGTTCTGTAACTAATACTGAATTCGTATGGATTGATCTTTCTTTCTGTCCAGCATATCCAAAAGATGTTAAGGATTCAGCAGTTCAGTTAGCAGAAAAAAGACGTGATCATATACTTATTACTGATATAGGTGATAATTTAACAGCACAGGAAGCAGTAAACAATAGACTACTTAAATATCCATATGATTCAGAATTCGTTGCATTGTATGAACCATATACTAAAGTTTATAATCCATTCAATGGTAAAGATATATGGGTATCTCCAGTTTATCATATCGCATACTTAATGGCTATGAATGATAGGATAAATGAAGTTTGGTATGCTACAGCTGGTTATCCTGAGGGAGTAGTTGGAAATATTAAAGAAATGAGATATTCACCAGACTTTACAGATCAAGGTGATTTTTACTTAAATCAGATCAATCCAATTGTTAAATTTAAAGACGGTTATGTTGTATGGGGCCAGTTAACAACATACAGACAACCATGTGCTTTACAAGATGTTAATATTATGCGTTGTATACTTTATATTAAGAGAGCATTACAGAACTACTTTAAACATGCGATATTTGATTTTAACGATCCAATTACTTGGATGAGATTAGAAGATGGTGCCAATATGTTCCTCAAACAGGTTAAAGAGAAAAGAGGTTTGTATGATTACGATATAACCATTGACGCTGATGAATACATGAGAAGAAGAAAAATGGCTAAAGTAAATCTTATGCTAGAACCAACCAGAGTTCTTGAAAAGATGTTCTTTAACATAGCTGTAAAATAAACTAGAAAACGGAGGACTTTCAAATGGCTAAAACTACGATACAAAAATCTATATACAAAAACTTATTTACCAGAACGTTTGGTGGAACTACAGAACCTGGTGTTGCTGACTTATATATAAGCGGATATGGATATTTCTGGTTTGAACATTTGCCAGAAAAACTAACAACATATGTGCCCGATATGACAATATCAGAAATACAAATGACATTAGCAGCATTATGCCAAAGAGTAACGCCACCTGGTGAAACAATTAATAAAACAACACAACCAGGATTGGGCGGTAAGAAATGGAGCACACCTACAAATATTGAGGTCGGTGATACAATTACCGTGTCATTCTTTGAAGTATCCGGAACTCCACTAAAGAAAATAATGTCTGGTTGGACTCGACTTATTAGGGATATGAGGCATGGGGCTTCTGGTTTAACTGGAACTGACTATACTAAAGTTAACTATAGTGCTACTGGTTACAAGATACTAACCAAACCTGATGGTATTACTATTGAAACGGTAGAATACTACACAGGTTTATGGCCTACAAAAAATCCACTTGATAATTTCAACCTTGATATTGCAACTAACGATAAAGTAGATGTAGATATAGATTTCTCTGTAGATAACATTTATGATGACTTTGAAGGTAAACAGAAATGGATTGAAACCAAAGCAGAAAAGATAGTTGCAGCAATTACACAAGCAAGAGATACATTCGAAAACTTCAAACTTTAATTTGTAGTTTATGGGCCTTACCTGGGCCCTTTTCTTTCTTTTATACTGCCTGCCTTTTAAACTAGTCTACATATCAACAACTTAATAAACTTAAAATTCTTTATAAACGGAGGATACATATGTATCAGTATGAAGTTATCACGCCTCAAACAGCATTAAGTTTTGTGGTGGGAGCCTTACGGTACGGACAAGAAGTTAAACTTAAAACAGCACTAATGGCAACAGACAAAGGTTTAACTAACTTACTAAACAAAACAGTATTTGAAAGTCTGGTAGAAAAACCACAAGAAATTAAAACATATGATGATTTTCTAGATAAGATAACTGTTGAGGATAGAAGTGCTCTAATAATGGGTATATACCACAACAGTTATGGTGATGAATATACTACAGAAACGACATGTCCATATTGTGGTAAAACTAATAAGAACCTTGTTAGACTTAGTAAATACAGTAAAGCATCATTCTATAACGGAAAACCTTTGGAATTTCTAAATATCAAAAAAGAACTATCATTTAATAATGATAACTTTAAAATTACTTTAGTTCCAGCAACACTTAGAAATGAATTAACTGTAGTTGATATGACACAAACTTTGGATTTAACAGTAACCCAGACAACTATACTTTTACATACTAAA